ATCTTAACACCGATAAACCAGCCTGTGCGTTTTAAATCAATCCCCAATGCCTTCTGGACATCCGGCGTGAACACCATACTCTCCACAACGGTGCCAATATTACCAATTCCCTCCTCCTGGGAGTGCTGGTGCATTTCCTTGGACTGGCGGTAAGATTTCATAAATTCATGCGCGGCTTGAACCAGCTCGGCCTCCTCAATGACATCCCCCTGGCGATCAATTAACACTTCGCCGTTCTCCTCAATCACAGACGCCCAGCCGTAAATCACCCGTTGGTCATCATCCGTTTTGGTGATTTCCATCGACATCTCGAATTTCTTGAGGCCATTGTCTTCCGCCCAGTCATTGGTCAACGGTTCCACCGTTTCAGGCTCGAACGCCAGAGAAAAATCAGGCAATTTTAAAGACTGGATATTAAAATCATCCGGCGCTTCATAGGTCAGCGTCAGGTGGGTGATTTTATCCGGGTGGGTCCAGGACGCTCCCAGGGACATCCCCTGGTAGAATTGACGGTTTAATTCATCAGAATTGAATACCAGGACAATCGCTTTCTTGTCCGGCCCCAGGCGCATGATGCTGTAATTGCTGTATTGGTGCCCTTCCCAGTCTTGGCAATAGGGACTCACCAGAGTCATTTCACCGCGAGGTTGATATCCGGCGAAATCAGTCTCGCTGTACAACACGGTGACATGCAATTTATCTTCGGGCACCTGGTTTGGGATCAGGTTTTCATCCATCCATGCCTTCAGGTTTTTGATGGTCGTGGGGTCCGGTTTTACGGAGGAGTACACCCCGCTTCCCGCAGGCGTGTCCGGCTGAACGGGCTCCGGCTTCACGTAACACCCGTTTGCATCCTTCACAAAACCCGCCACCCCCAGTGCCAGCAGCGCCCCGGTGCAGGCCACCAGTTCGTGCTTGCCTTCGGCAATCAGATCGTTATAGGCTTTCTGGTAAATCGTTTCAGCCTCAGTCATCCGCCCTATCCCCCACCAAGCGCGTGAACACCGCGCATCTGCAATGAATAACGTTGCGTGGGTCTGCGCCTGGTTGACACGGATACAGAATCGGCCCGTATGCGCTTTTGAACGGTTCTTTCATCCCTACGCCTTTATCATTCAGCGATGGAATCCCACCCTTACGCTTGTGCGCTGGCCGCGTCCTGCCGTCTTCCCCACTGAGCCAGAACCGCCGAATCCGGCTTTCTGAAACTCGCCCCTCATCTATCATATTCTGCCATAGCTGATAATTGGACATGTTTAATGCCCGAATGCTTTCGGTGCGAGCAATCATTTCCGCCCGGTAATTCAGATACCGCTCTGCATAACGATCCACCATCTTGTCGATAGTGGCCTTGGGGAGCGAGTGTTGCTTCAGCTCCGCTGCCGTAACCGTGCGGTCAAAGCGCCTGTCCCGGAGCTGGTTATTCAGCGCCTCTACCGGCTTGTTCTCCAGCATCCGACGGTAGTTCTGCACCGCATTCAACTGGTGCGGCGTCAGACCAATGTATTGGCGAATCTGCCGGGCGGTCTGGCGCGGGTTAATGCCGTTGGTCACCCCGTCCTGCAAAATCTGCTGAATGGTCTGACGGGTCTCATTGGAAATCTGAGTGATGGTACTAATTTGGTACTGATGCGTTACTTGGGCTAGTGCTGGATTGGCAACATTGAAAATCACCCGAATCTCAGCGCCGGTGGTGTTATCCACGAATGGAGGCACGAAACTGGCAGCCATGGTGCCACCCACAATAAACGCTTCTGTCAGGCCCGCGCCGAATCCGGCATACCCGCTATTCAGCAACTCCGTGGAAAACACGCCCATCACCAAGTCGGGACGGCCCTGCTCCAGCCATTCGGCAATCTGACGCCAGTCAACCTTGTCGCGCAGATCTTCAATGGCTTGCAGGAAGCGCTTCTTAAGAACGCCGTCCAGCCGGGCGGCGGTGGCAGCCACGGCGGCAATGTAATCTTCCTTACTTGCCATCTTCCTTATCGCCTTTCGGCTTGTCTTCGTCTTCGTCCGGGATGGTGCCAAAGGGGTCATGGGTGGCCTGCATCATATCGTTGGGGTACATCCCACCGCCCACGTACTCGCCCGGCAAATCTGCGGCCTGACGTAACTTTTTCTCGGTCTCGGCATCGCCGCCGAAGATGATACCCGCCCCGGCCAGCTTGGAAATGTAATTACCCAATTCCTCCAGGTCAGTGGGTGCCACTTGGCCAGGCACGATGGTGGGCCGGGTTTCATCCGGGAAGCCGTTTAATTTCCACAGTTTGGGGATTAACCCCTTATTCAATTCGGATGCGATATTGCTGGTATAACCCTCCAGCGAGCGCAAGAACAAGTCAGTCTTGGATTTTGACAGCGCGAAAGAACCGCGAGACGCACTTCCCAGAATCAGGAAGTCGGCCAGAATAGTACGGGCGATGTCCTGCTGATAACGCACGATTGCGCCGTTCATATCAATGGCACGTGTGCCGGAGGCTGACATCAGCTCAACGTCAAATTGACGCACCGAGCTGGGACGCCCTTGATCGTCCTTGTACGTGTCGCTCGGCAGGATAACCCCACCCTGGTCATTGAATTTCAAGTCACGCGCCAGGCGCATGTATTTGGCCAGAACCTGAGACATCTCCGGGTTGGTCAGCACCTCACTGGGAACCCGGATTACCGGCAGACCAGCCAGTTCCCGTTCAACGGCAATGGCTTCCAGGATCTGAATCTGCTTCTTAAAGTACCAGGAAGTGTAGGCGTTTCTGAGGATTGAGCGGCCTTCCGGGTTGTTCTTGCGGAAGGTGGTGCGGAAATGCAGCGCCTTTTCAACCGGGATATAAATGGCAGGCCCGCCATTGGGGTCTTGCTGGTGAAAGCCCAGAACATCACCATTGGGGGACATCTCCCAGCGCAATAGGGATTCCTGAGCGCGGGGCGACAGCTTGGCGATGCCAATACTGCCGTCTTCCCGTTTTTTGTAAACGATTTCGTGATACGAAAATCCAAAGGACAACATGGACAGCAATTCGGAAATGAACGCCTCCCAGGAATGGTCCATATCGGCCAGGGTTTCCTTTAGCCACTCCGAACCGGTTCCGTCCTTGTCTTTCTCATTGGGCTCCACGTCCCACTTGATAGCTCGCAGGAGAGCGTCAATGGATAGAATGATGGCACCCACGGTGGCATCGTTATCCGTCATCTCCCGGTACACCCGGCGACCACGATCACCAGAGAGTTCCTGTAAAAATTCCTCGTAAACATAACCGGTTGCCACATGCAGACCGGTTACACCGATTTCTTTTAATTTACTGCCAGAAGCGCCGCTTTCTGCGGGGCTAGAGGCTTTTCGGAAAAGATCGAAAAAGCCCATTCAATTTACCACTCAATCCCTAAATTTCATCATATCACTGGAACGGGTATTTGAAGGTTTCGTGAAATGACTGCTCGTAATCTGCAATCACACCGCCCGTAGTGACCGGGGCCGCGCAATTGATAATACCGGTATTGCGCTCTTTTAATTTGCGCGACAGATATTGAGTCATCGCATCCACCGTGTCATCGTGAGGCGCGTTCGGGAAAGCAATCCATTCCTGAATCAGCTCATTTACCCACACTGCGCCTTCCGGCACGTAGACCTTGCCCGCCTCAAACAGCGTGGACACGAAATTGCACCGCTCCACTTTGGAGCGCCCCATATTTCGCCCCGGCATCATTGGAATGACAGGCAATGTGGTATCCCGTTTAAAGTCCTGAATTAACTGTTGTCCCGACGCCTTATCCTCGATAAGTATTTCCGTGGCGGGGTAGATGTCGAAAACGTCGAGAGCTTTGCGCTTGAGAGCCGGATACGAGAGCTTGTCCCGAATTTGGGAGACGAGGTAATATCCGTTTTTGGCTTCCGCCCAAAGCTGAAGTACCGAAAAATCATTTTCCTCACCTTCTTTAATAGCCGTATCCAGGCTCCAAACATAATTCTTAATCTCATGCTCCGGTGGTAACTGAGAGTATTTCCGAATCCACTCCGGCCTGATAATTCCCCCGTCCGCGCTGATGTTCCAGTTGCCGTTCAGTAACTGCTCACGCTCAATGAGCGGCATCGCCAGCAGGTTTGCCATATAGCCTGGGTCGGCGTCCATCAGGACTTTGTTGTCAGCCAAGGAAGACCGGATAAAAGTGAACGACTTGGGGATAATGGCATCACCGTGTTCTTTGAATTTTTCTTGTAGTTCCTCCGGGGTGTCACCCCAGTGGAAGACCTCACCCAGGTTGATAAAATAACGCACCACGCCGGAGCGCTCCGGGATGGCATAGCCGGTCTCCGGGTCAATCCACCAGTCGATAAATTGCCGCACCCAGCTCTTGGAATCTGGGTTACACGTAGCCCGGATGTAAGGCTTCACGCCGCAAGTGGAACGGTTCCTGGACAGCATGTACAGAAACTGGGGTAGCGTAAAGTGGGTCAACTCGTCGAACCCGATCATCGGGATCTGAGAACCCTGCCAGTCAAGCCGGTTTTTCTCGTATTCCATGTGGGAAAAACGAATCTTAGCCCCAGATGGGAAAACCCAGTCTAATTTATGGACACGCCCCGTGGCTCCCATAAACGGATAAATCTTCCCTGACTCGTCCCATAAAGCGCCCTGGTTAGTGATTTGTGGGCTCGTGCGTCGGAAGATAACCGCACCAAAGTGGGGATTATCGGTATGTCGCGCCGCTTCAAGCAGAAGTGCGAAAGACTTACCCCCACCTGCACTTCCGCCATAGACTACCACGTCGGCCCTTGACGCCAAGAATTCCTCTTGAGGTCCAGGCTGTGCCTGGAATACAATCCCACTCATATACCCACTATGCAACGACCATCTGCGGGGAGGTCGTATTACCACTCAATTATAATTATATCACTCGCCATCCGGCTCCGGTTTCACCACAAATAGATGGCGCTGAAACTCCACGTAAAATCCGCAATTCTTGACGGTTATATCGTCCGTTAATTCCGCAATCCCCACTGCCAAGGCTTCCAGTAAGGGGCACGAAACACCCTTGGTAAAATATTCGCACGTATAACATTGATCGTCGCTCTCGACGTGTGTCCGGCCATCCTCTTGAAACATTAACGTTATTCCCCGGCTATAAAGCCAATTACTTGCCCCTCTTTCAACCAAAATTTACAACCCCGCCACGGCGTCACGATTTGCTCCGCCACCGTCAGGGTTCGATCCTCACCAACGTAAAACGTATAAAACGGCTCCTGGTGAGGTAGCCGGATATTAAGCCACAAATCAAACGGCTCTTTTTGGCACGGGCACTGCAAGCGCAAGAACCCGTCCGCATCACCAACGGTCACCCGGTCAACATCCCCCCACCGAAACGGTGGATATTTCTGATCATGGAGAACCATATGGTCAACCGTCTGGCGAACCTTGTAATACGGAAACGTCATTCGTCACCTTCGTAGCGGTGACCGTTGCACGACTGGCAGACCACGTTAATATATTGAGCGCTCGGCCAGTCCTGAAGCTCATACAGCGGTATATCTGCTGGTACTTTCGGCATTAGAACCTCCTTGCGGTATCCCTGACCGCCGCAGGCTAAGCAGATACGCACTTTAACATTCCGGGTCTGTCCCTTTTCCTTCGCCATTGCCCTCTACCACTCTCGCTTCAACAACTTGACCACCGATGGCCTTATTACCATTATCGCCTGATTTCGTCCGGCTGTTGTCAGGGAGGAAAAGCTGCACGGAGACGGCCTTTCCCTTGTCGTCTTCTTTTTTCGCGCCAACACCAAACCGGCCTTCCATGACCATTTTGAGCGCGGGAGCGCTGAAGCCACGGTACTCACCCTGGATAGCCTTGATGGTGATTTCCTCATAAAATTTCCTGGCCAGCGCTTCGCCGATAGTGTACGCTTTCTTGAATTCCGGGTAGGTCTTCAGCCAACCTTCGATGGTTTCCATGTCTTCACCAACAACGGCCACGAAGGATTCAATGGAAAACCCGGTTTTTAAATGCTCTTTGAGCCTGACAGGATAACTGTCATCATAACCATCGGCACGCTTGCCCATGAATTTATCCCCGCCTTGTTTTTACCACTCATGTGCCCATTTTATCATTCTTAAATTTTTATTGACAAGCCATCAAAACTCTGCCAATATTGTTTCATTGTCTGTACTGCTTGAGCTAAAAAGAATTATTCGCGTCGGGAAACCAATTACCCCTATCTCCTATCTCTTGTGAAACCTTCGTAAACTGTTTTCCCCCACTGCCCCGTAGGGCGTTGACTGGCCTGCGGGGCTCCTTCTTTTTAGCACCGAATGATAAAGTCTTCCTAAAAAAGTGCCCGCTCATCTTCAAGTGCGATGTCGGGCCAAATGAGTGGTAAAAG